TGATCCTTCTACTCCTGATGTTAACGAAGCTTGGACTACCAAACCTAAAGCCAAGTCATAACGGGGTTGCATATTTGTCACTACTCTGATATAACTACTTGTATATAACTATCCTCACCCAGTTAGGGCTAACATAAATAACGAGGATAGAAAATGTTTAAGAGAATATTCAACAGGATAATTGAAGCAAGAGCAGAGTCAGCTAGACGTAAAGTTGCACGTATACAACTTGAGAAGATGACTGACAGGGAGCTAAAAGACCTAGGGATTGGTAGATTTGATATAGAGAGAGCCATCCTAACAGGTAAGCCCCTCTGAAAGAACTACATTTTTCTTTTAATGATAATAGCAGTGCTTTGGGAGGAGGCTCGTTATCGATCCAGTTACAATCATAGGTGGGGCGACTGTCGCATTCAATGCGCTCAAAAAAGGCTTTCAATTTGGGAAAGACCTCCAAGAAATGGGTGGTCAACTAAACCAGTGGGCTAGTAGCATGAGTGACCTAGCCTACTTAGAACAAAAGAATAAGAACCCCCCTTGGTGGAAAGCTATGGGAGGTTCTGTTGAAGCTGAAGCTTTGGAAATATTCACTGCTAAAAAGAAAGCAGAGGCTATGCGTCAGGAGCTAAAAGACTGGATCAGTTTCACGTATGGACCATCCGTTTGGGATGAGCTAGTGGCGACTGAGGGCAGGATACGAAAACAAAAAAAAGAGCAAGAGTATCGTAAAGCAGAAATGATTGAAGCAATAATTACTTGGAGTATATCAGGTGTTATTCTTTTAGTTGGTGCAGGTACTCTAGGATTTATACTTTACATGGTGGCATAATGGCAAAACAACTAACAGAGAAACAACAAAAGTTCCTTGACGTATTGTTTGAAGAAGCAAAAGGAGATCCTGTTGTAGCTAAAAAGCTTGCAGGGTATGCTGATGGTGTTGCCTCTACACAGATCGTAAACAGTCTCACAGACGAGATTGCAGAGCTAACAAAAAAATTTATTGCACAATCATCAACAAAAGCAGCTTATACTATGTTTTCCGTTATGGCAGATCCTACAGATCTAGGTGTAAAAGAAAAGATGTTAGCAGCAAAAGATATTTTAGATCGTGCAGGTTTTACTAAAACAGATAAGGTAGAAGTAAAAGCTAACGAGCCTTTGTTTATTCTACCTGCGAAAGATAATGAGTAAAAGAGCAACTGAAGCAGACCACCCAACCAAAGTAGATTGGCAAATACCACTTCAAGGAGAACTAGGACAGTGGTATCCGATTATAAGAGTAGGAAGACACGTACCCTTTGGTTATAAACAGGACAAAGAAGATGACATGCTTCTTATTCCTATCCCTGAAGAATTAGAACTTTTAGAAAAAGCAAAAAAGTTTCTTCAAGATTACAGTGTCAGGCAAGTAGCTAAATGGTTATCTGATCAATCTGGTAGAAACATAACACATGTAGGGTTATACAAACGTGTCAGAATGGAAGAAAAAAGGCGTAGAGCTTCCTCAAACTACAAGCAGTATGCCAAAAAATACAAAGAAGCGGCAAGGAAAAGCCAGAAGATCGAAGAGAAAAGACTTGGTGGTAGAAATACCAGAAGTCTCACCACAGATGAGGACTACATCAAACTTGAAAGAGGGGAGTGTTGCCCCTTCTGTGGACAGACAAGAGGTGATATTCCAACCGAATAAAGGACCACAGACTAGGTTCTTAGCAGCTACAGAACAAGAGGTTCTATATGGAGGAGCAGCAGGTGGGGGTAAGTCGTTTTCGTTGGTGGCTGATCCAGTTAGATATTTTACGAATCCACATGCACGAATGCTACTTGTTCGTAGGAGTACAGAAGAGCTACGAGAACTTATTTCTGTAAGCAAACAACTTTATCCAAAGGCTGTGCCAGGAATAAAGTTTATGGAAAGAGATAAGACTTGGGTAGCACCTAATGGTGCAACACTTTGGATGTCATACCTTGATCGTGATGATGATGTTATGAGATACCAAGGTCAAGCCTTTAACTGGATAGGCTTTGACGAGTTGACCCAATGGCCTACAGAGTACGCTTGGACATATATGCGTTCAAGACTCAGGGCAACAAAAGCTAGTGGACTTCCTCTCTACATGAGAGCAACTAGCAACCCTGGAGGTCCAGGACACCAATGGGTAAAAAGAACGTTTATTGACCCAAATATACCAGACCAACCTTTTTGGGCAACAGATGAAAACGGAGAAGTAATAAAGTGGCCTAGAGGTCACAGCAGGGAAGGCGAACCCTTATTTAAAAGAAAGTTTATTCCTGCTACGTTATTTGATAATCCCTACCTGTCTGAAGATGGTATGTACGAAGCAAACCTTTTGTCTTTACCAGAACATCAAAGAAGACAGTTACTTGAAGGGGATTGGGATATAAATGAAGGTGCTGCCTTCCCAGAGTTTAACAGGCGTATCCATGTAGTAGATCCCTATGACATACCTAGTAACTGGACTCGATTCAGAGCTTGTGACTACGGATATGGATCTTATACTGGTGTTGTCTGGTTCGCAGTTGTTCCAGGATCTGAACAGCTAATAGTCTACAGAGAGCTATACGTTTCTAAGATAATTGCTACTGATTTGGCTGACATGATCCTGGACATAGAAGACGGAGAGAAAGTAAGATACGGAGTATTAGACTCTTCTCTTTGGCACAATCGTGGTGATACTGGTCCTAGTCTAGCAGAACAAATGATTATGAAAGGTTGCCGTTGGAGGCCATCTGACAGATCAAAAGGTTCTAGAGTAGCAGGAAAAAACGAGATACACAGACGATTACAAGTGGACGAATTTACGGAAGAGCCAAGGCTTGTTATATTTAATAACTGCACAAATCTTATCTCGCAACTACCGTCTATACCTTTAGACAAAAGAAACCCTGAAGATGTAGACACTCACTCAGAAGACCACTTGTATGACGCATTAAGATATGGTGTAATGACACGCCCAAGAAGCAGCGTATTTGATTTTGATCCTGCTATTCAAAGAACAGGCTTTCAAGCATCAGACCCAACTTTTGGTTATTAAGGATTTCCTATGGAAGAAGATGATATTTTTGACACAGATGAATTATCAATGGATGAAGATAAGTCTTCATATATAGAAGATACTAGTGAGGATGAACTGAGTAGTGACCCTGCTACAGGAACTATTATAGGCTTTGTAGAAGAAAGATACAGCAAAGCTGAAAAGGCTAGATACTCTGACGAACAAAGATGGATTAAATCCTATCAGAACTACAGAGGTATATATGGTCCTGATGTTCAGTTTACTTCCACAGAAAAGTCTAGAGTATTTGTTAAAGTAACTAAAACCAAAGTTCTTGCAGCTTATGGTCAAATTGTCGATGTTTTATTTGGAAGCCACAAGTTTCCTATATCTATCAACCCTACTAAACTTCCTGATGGTGTAGCAGAGGCTGTACACTTTGAAACAAATCCTCAGCTAAAAGAAGCTACATCACAAGGTCTTACTCCTGATGATACAATGCTTAAACCTGGAGAAACTATAATTGATCTTAGGGAAAGGTTAGGAGGTTTACGTAGTAAGCTAGAGCCTGTTATTGATGATTTGAGAGAAGGTGAAGGGCAAACACCAACACAACCTAGTTATCATCCTGCTATGGTTGCAGCTAAGAAGATGGAAAAGAAAATCCATGATCAACTAGACGAATCTAACGCAAGTAAACAATTACGTAACACAGCCTTTGAAACTGCACTGTTTGGTACAGGCATAATGAAAGGTCCTTTTGCTTTAGATAAAGAATATCCTAACTGGGATGAAGAAGGTAATTACTCGCCAGTTTACAAAACAATCCCTCAAACTGGTTCAGTATCTATCTGGAACTTTTACCCAGATCCTGACGCTAACAACATGGACGAAGCAGAGTACGTGATTGAACGACATAAAATGTCTAGGTCACAAATGAGAGGTCTTAAGAACAGACCTTTCTTTAGAGCTAACGCCATAGACAACGCCATCAGTATTGGTGAGTCCTACAGCAAAGAGTGGTGGGAACAAGTCATGGAAGACGCAGACCAAGAAACAAAAGCTGAAAGGTTTAACGTTCTTGAGTTCTGGGGTTACGTAGATGTTGATATTTTAAAAGATCATGACGTAGACATTCCAAAAGAGTTGAAAGATCAAGATCAAGTATCTGTAAACATTTGGATTTGTAACGGACAAGTTATACGTCTTGTAATGAATCCGTTTAACCCTGCTATACTTCCTTACTATGCTGTACCTTACGAAGTAAACCCTTACAGTTTCTTTGGTGTAGGTATTGCTGAAAACATGGATGATACTCAAACTCTTATGAATGGTTTCATGAGAATGAGTGTGGACAACGCTGCACTATCAGGTAACTTACTGATTGAAGTAGACGAAACCAATTTAGCTCCCGGTCAGGATCTCACAATGTACCCCGGCAAAGTCCTGAGAAGAATGGGGGGCGCACCTGGACAGGCTATTTTTGGCACTAAGTTCCCCAACGTAAGTAACGAGAACATGCAGATGTTCGACAAAGCAAGGGTATTAGCAGATGAATCAACTGGCTTTCCATCTTTCGCACATGGTCAGACAGGCGTTAGTGGAGTGGGTCGTACTGCTTCTGGTATTTCTATGCTCATGTCTGCTGCCAACGGTAGTATTAGGACTGTAGTAAAAAACATTGATGATTATTTATTATCACCACTAGCAAAAGCTTTCTTTAGTTTTAACATGCAATTTGATTTTGATCCTGAGATAAAGGGTGACTTAGAAATAAAAGCTGAAGGCACAAACTCTCTTATGGCTAACGAAGTGCGTAGTCAAAGACTCATGCAATTTCTTGGTGTTGTACAGAATCCTGCTCTTGCACCTTTTGCTAAAATGGATTATATTATCAGAGAGATAGCAAATGCTATGGATCTTGATCCTGATAAAGTTGCTAACTCAATGACGGATGCAGCTATACAAGCTGAGATCTTAAAGAAATTTCAAGCAGAAAACCCACCACCTCCACAGGCAGCGCCACCACAACAAGGAGCACCTGCAGGAGCACAAGCACAAGATACTCAAGGATCTGGTGGTGGGCAGATAGGTACAGGATCTGTTCCTACCCCTGGTGAACCTGGGTTTCCTGCTAACACAGGACAAGGACAAGGATGAATAATTTAAAGCCTTTAGTGAATGACAACAAACTATGGAACTCGTTTAATGATGAACTGGATCGAAGACTTAACCACGTTCATATTCAAATGGAACAAACGTTAAAACCAGAAGACTTATTTAGACTACAGGGTGAAGCAAGAGCTTTTCGTAGACTAAAGTTTTTGAGGGATGAAGTAAATGGTGCTGAACATACAGGGTAATCAGACTGAACCTGAAACAACTATTGGGCGTTTTGGTCTTGAAGAAAAAGATCCTACTGTAGGTATAGATCTCCCTGAAGGTCTTTATAATAAAGTTGATAGTTATTTAGATTCTGAACAATCTAGTCCAAGTTCTTTTTACCCTGAACTACCATTAGAAACATCAACAACAGAACCTAGTTCTGTAACACAAACAGAAAAACTATTTAGTAAAAAACCAAAGCTTAGACCGCCTAGTTCAATAAAACCAAAAATAAGACCTGGATCAGTCAGCCCTATAGATAAAATTTTAGAACTTAACTATTTACTAGAAGGTAAACGTGATCCTAAATCAAAAAAATCACAGGTTCTTTCTGGGCTAAACTCTCTTAGTGAAACTGGTAAAAAAGCTATAAAAGGTTTTATGGATAATGCTGCAGGTGGAGAAACAAATCTTGATCCTGTAAAAGATGCTTGGTGTGCAGCTTTTGTTGCCCACGTTCTTACTGAACTTGGAGCAGACCCCCTAAAATCAAAAGATAGATATGACAGACTCAGAGCAGATAAATACAAAGAGTACGGATCAAAAATAGAAAACTTTGCAGATGCTAAAGAAGGTGACATAGTTGTTTTTGATTTTGATGGAGATGGTAAAGGGGATCACGTAACTTTTTATGCAGGTGACAGAATAACATCTCAAGGGGGTAAAGACCCTTACATTGGTAAAGAGTACATTAACGTGGTGGGTGGAAACCATGATATGGGTGAGGTTAGTCTAAGAGAAGATCACCCTGGCTACACAAAAGATAAAGTTTTAGCAATCAGAAGAATTACGTACAACGACATTGATTTTAATTTTACTCAACAGATGGCTGAACAAGACCCTGTGTTTAGCAAGTTTGTTCCTGAGTACGCTTCTCTTGATGATGATGTACAATCATTTGACGAAGGTGGTCTAGCAGAAAATAAAGATTTAGATCTAGCTAGATCATACGGTGTGACAGTTGTTGACCCAGAAGAAACAAGTCAAACT